TCAAGGGTTTCGACGCCGTCACGGTCAAGTACGCCGCCGAGGCTCGGTTCATCTTCGGTTGCCCAAAATTCACGCCAGCAATGCAGCAGGTCGTGCGCGAGACCATCTCGCGGAAGATGCGAGAAGACCGAGTCCGTAACGCCGACATCAGGCGTTCCATTGACGAGATCGTCAACTACACCTTTGTGCCAACTAGCCGTGAAGTCGACGCCACGCGCCATCGCATGCACTATGTGACACGGGCGCGCGTGAGCGCACTTCACCGCCAGGAGGCGCAAATGTAGTCCAGCCAGCTCGAGCGGATTGGAGTTTCCACGAGGACCACTTTGGGGTGCCAAGTGTTGCCGAATGGGGACTATTGGGTGACCAAGTACCGCTCGAAGTTGGCTAGGGCTAGGCGCAGCACGGAGATCATTAGGCTCATCGGGCTGCGCAACTATTACTCTCATAACAACAACGTTAGCACCGCGAACCACGCGCTAGCCGAGCGCCTCTTTTTCGTGAAGAACGGCGATGCATTCGCCACACCCCCTGCCCCAGACAGGGGGGCGTTCAGGAAACTCAACAAGTTTCGACACACGCTCATCAACCGCCTACCGCTAGGCCTCCGCCCCATTTCAATAGACCAATTCCTTTCCTATTATGAGGGCCCAAGGCTGCACCGGTACACTCAAGCGGCACGGAGCCTCGAGATGTTGCCTGTTCGCAAGTTTGATTCCCGAGTCAAGTTTTTCGTCAAAGCGGAGAAGGTGTGCAAGGTTGGTGCGGTGCCTCGTGGGATTAGTCCGCGGGACGCTAGATACAATATCGCTTTGGGAGTATATCTGAAGTGCGCTGAATCTCACATTTTCAAGGCTATCAACAGCCTTTATGGGGAGACAGTTGTCGCCAAGGGTTTGAATGCAGTTGAGAGGGGTCAGCTGTTGCATGACAAGTTTAGACGTTTCGCGGATCCTGTGGTTGTGGGATTGGACGCCTCACGCTTTGACCAACACGTGTCGAAGCAGGCCCTCCAATGGGAACACTCCGTGTACCTATCCCTATATCCCGGGGACCGTGAACTGCAACGACTGCTGTCGTGGCAGGTGGTCAACATTGGGTCGTTCTACGCGCCCGATGGCACCATCAAGTTCCGAAGAACCGGTGGGCGCATGTCTGGGGACATGAACACCGCTCTAGGAAACGTCTTGCTCATGTGTGCAATGATGTGGACATACTCACGTGAGGTAGGTGTGCCCATGTCACTCTTGAACGATGGCGATGACTGCGTAGTGATAGTGGAGCGGCATGACTATGACCGCTTCGTCGGTGGTGTGCAGGAGTGGTTTCACGGGCTCGGCTTCACGATGAAAGTCGAGGCGCCAGTGTGCGTACTGGAACAGATTTGCTTCTGCCAATCTCACCCGGTATGGGACGGCAAGGGTTACCGCATGGTGCGTGACCCTCGCAAAGCCATCCCAAAGGACCTGTTCTCCGTGAACAGACTTGACACGCGCGGCAGGTGGGACCAACTGCGCTCAGCTGTGGCGGACTGCGGTTTGGCGTTGTCGGACGGAATTCCGGTGATGCCGAGCTTCTACCACATGGTTGGGCGTGGGGCACCCAGCAGGGTCCGGCCAGCCAGGCCAGAGACAGGCCTGGACTACCTTTCCTGGGGGCTTTCCTACACCAACTCCAAAATCACCGACGAGGCACGAGTCTCCTTTTGGCGGGCGTTCTCAATTACCCCTGCCGAACAGGAACTCCTTGAGCAGGAGTTCGCTCTAGTCACACCACAGTGGGCCGCTGTGTCCCCGGTGGGCGAAACAAACGAATATACAACAAACATCACTAGTGCTTTTACACTCTTACTGCAAC